TGTGTTGACACGCCACCGATGCCATCCGCCTGATTGACGGTTCGCCAGATCGCGACACGGTCAGCGTACGAATACGCCTGGATCGCGTTCTTGAGCGCTGTGCTGTACGCTGCCGGGATCATACGAACACCATCGGTGAGAATCGTTTAGCCTGGTCGAGACAGTGCTCACGAAGCACGGCCATCTTAGCATCGACCTGACCGTCCTTGACATCGATGAGGTGCGTGATGCTCGATGCTTTGCGAATCCAACCCTGTCGCGCAGCTGCGCGGATGTCATAGCGTTCAGTGTTGGCTGGACCGATATCTTCCCAGAGAAGGTCTCCGGCGCCGTCATTCAGCGTGTAGCCGGTTGTCCTGGTCCACTGTGGGAACTGTGGCTCTGTAGCGCTCGAGGTCCCTGCGATGACGCACTGGTACAAACGACCATTCGCGACCGTCGGGATGATGATGTCACCAACCACGAAGGCTGTGGATGCTGTCCACGTCGTCCATCGTGCGTGGTCGTCGACGAGCTGCTGGAGCGCGGTGCTGTCGAGAAAAGGATACTGATCGCTGGCAACCATCCAAGCGAGACGGTCCAGTGCTTGAGTTCGAGTGAGTGGCATGAGCGATTCCTGTGAAAAACAAAAAGGGAACGGGATAACCCGCTCCCCTTGACTACGAAGTCAGACAGCCTACGAAGCGGCAGCCTGAAGAACGATGATGGAACCAGGAACCTGATCGGCCACGGTCGCGGTGACGTTTCCGACGTCGAAGCAGTTGAACGCATAGCGCTCGGTTGCCTTGAATGTCAGTGCGTCCTCGATGAACTTTACCTGATCAGAAACTTCGACCGTGACTCCACGACGATCACCGAACGCGACACCCTTGGAGAGGTCTCCGAGGACGACCATCGTCTTGCTGACGCCGGTTGCCGATGGCATGTTCTGAACGAAGCTGATCGGGATACCGAAGAGCGTTGGTTCAGGGCCATAAGCATTCTGGATGTCCATGATCGAGTTACCAGACAGAGCGATCAGCTTGTCTGCGACGCCTTGATAGAACACGTTTTTGTGCATGTACCATCTCGGGTTGGTCGCGTATGGCTGGAGCTTACCGACCATCGACTGGAAGTTCGCGAGGGTGAAGCTCGAGAGGTTGGTCTGTGATCCGGAAGGACCGACAACCATCGACGCGATGTTCGCGAAGGTTCCGGAGAGAGCCTTGATACGTGGCATGATTCCAGTGATGGAGCCATACGTGGATGTACCGTCGCCCTGGAATGCAGCTGCATCCTCAGCGAGTGCCAGACCGTATGCGAAGTCCTGCGCCAGTGTGGCGCCGAAGTCGATGACGGTGTCCTCGTTGAGTTCCTTCGACACGATGGTCAAGATCGCGAGTTTCTTCGCGGTCAATGCGACCTGGCTGAACGTGATGTCCGATGCCGTGATTGCAGTCGCTTCACCAGGATAATAAGTCGTGGTCGAAGTGGATGCATTCGGGACATTGAGGATGTCAGAAGTCATCGGGTAGATGCGGCTGAAGCGACGCGCTACACCGTACTCGTTGCGGAGCCAGATCAGGCTTGAGGAAACGATCTCAGGGACGGTGAATCCACCCTCGGAGTTCGTTCCTTCGGTCTGCGATTTGACGCCGTTTTCAGCACACCATTTAGCTGCTTTGGCATTTCCGAGCACGTTGCCACGAACCCACTGTCCGAAGGCGTATGCTTTGAAGTTTGCTTCGTCGCGTGTGCCTGGAAATGGGTTGCGGACTACTCCGCCGCTCTTCCATGGCTCAGACTTTGGCGCTTCGGATGCGACAGGAGCAGGGACATTCCCGAACTCCTTGAGCATGTCGATGCGCTCAGAGAGAGACTTTGCAGCTGTGTGAAGGCGATTGGCTTCGCTCATATCGCCGCCGTTGATGAGGACTTCTTTAGCGGCAGCGATTGTAGACTGACGCTGTCCCTCGAGTTGTTCGATTGTCATTTGGATAACTCCATTATCATGAGCTCACGGAGGAGTGCAGACTTTGCATCTTCCACTTCGCTCGGTTGTTCGACGATGGCATCTTCCGCCGGCGCTTCTTCCCGAAGCTCGGACCAGATGGTTTTGGCGAACCTTGTCGATTCAGCCCTGGAGAGACGAACTGCATCCCGCAGCCGTCGCTCCACTTCCCGGATGGATTTCGGACGCTCGAGCATAGCCTTAAGGCTTTGTGCTTCCGCTGCCGGATCCTTTACTTTGCTATTCAGTTCCTTCGCACGAACTGCGAATGCATCGATGATGGCATCCACATGTCCGCTGCCGAGTCCACTGTCATATGCAGCTGTAACACCTGCACAGAGACGCTCGTAGAGCGCCTCGAGTCCTTCATGGACCATTTCCTTGTCAAGGTCACCGTAGACGTTCTCGACGAACGTCACCACGTCTTCGCCAGGAGCGACAGGGATTATCATCTCTTCTTCTTCCATCTCACCCTCCATGTCGCCATACATGTCCTTCAAGGACTTGACCATGTTCATTGGTTCCGCCGGTGTCGGTGTCAGCGAAGCCTCACCGATTGGCCAGCGTGTGATTTCATAACGACCGTCAGACATCTTCTTCCGCTCGACCATGTGACCTGTCGCACCGCTGGAATATCCGAGCTTGCCAGACTTCGCGAGTTCCTGGATCATCTTCTGATACTGATCGGCCATCTCGACCTGTGCTTCGTACCAGAGACCTTTATCGTCCATGGTGATGTAGCCCGTACCAATGCGCGATTTGCCGACAGTGCGATCTTGTCCGTGATGATAGTAGAGGTTCATCGCGACACGATCACCAGACTTCATTGGACGACCGAAGTCGGTCGATGATGTGAAGTAGTCGCCCTCGAGGTCGGCGCCGCCGAAGCGCACCAGGTAACCACGCACACGACCGCTGTCGTCTGCTTTGATTGCATCACCGAAGCTCACCAGAGTCTGCATGTCATAAATCCCTCAATGGTACGACCACTGCTTGTGGACCCCACAAATCGTTCGGTACAACCCGACCAAAGTCCGACAGTGATGTCCCTGTGTCCCACATCCTATACCGCGACGGTCCGAGCACCTGGCGCCGTTGCGCTTCTGTCAACATCGCGAACTGCTCATCCCTCGTCGGGAGTTCCGGCGCTTCGTCGAACGCATCCGGGTCAAGCCCAGCGAGTTCGGCGTACGTCGGTGTCAGCGGGATCACCGTACATCTACAGTTTGGATGTGAAGGCACAACATTCGCAACAGCGTTGGGTTCTCCGTGGAGCGCCCAACAAACGGGACAGACGTTCACATCACCAGCAGACACTCGTGACCAGCCCTTGACGATGGACAGGTTCGACTCGAAGGTCTGGCGCTGTGCTTCTCTGTTGGCTCGAATCATCTCAGTGCGTGCGATAGTAGCAGCTCGTGATGGTGCGAGAGTTTCGTACGTCTTCGACATGCGCCTGGCGACCTGTAGAGGATTGAGACCCTGCGCGACACCGATGGTGACGTGGTCGCGTGCAAATGGTCCGATGGCTTCGTAGAGTGCCGCCAGCGGTGAACCATCAGCGGCGAAGCCGACCACGTTCGTGATGGCCTCGACGGGTAGTCTGTTCCAGTTGAGATCGATGGCCATACTCACCGAATCAGGGACACCAGCGACGGCACGCACCAGACTCTCCTGCATGTCGAGCGATAGCTGGATGGCGCTTCGCTGACCACTCGAAGCGATGTCAGTCGCTCGAGGAGCGAACTCCGACACCTTAGCCGCCATCTGATCGTTCAGTGCCGCGAGTCGCACCTGGAAGTCATTGAGTCCAGTGACATCCTCACCCGCTGCCTGTGCTTCCTCGATGGCCTGTGTCAAGTCCTCGAGGCGCTGGAGGTTGTCTGCTTGCAGGACCGTGTACGTCCTACGCATCTCAGCGAGCGCCGAATCTTCACGAGCGCGAAGCAGGTTCCTGTATCGCTCATTGACTTGATAGATGTCAGGCATCGGCGTCCGTCAGCTCGTAACCATAGTACGGGTGATACGACTTACCGTTCTCCTTCGGCGCCATCTTCTTGAGGATCTCTTTGCGTGCAGCTGTGGACCAGCGATAGCCAGCATCGCCACCCCATGCAGCCCATGCCACACGACCAGCGGACGGATAGCCATCCTCACCTGGTCGGAATCCTTCCGCTTGCTTGTCTACTTCGTGACGTCGAAAGAATGAGTACATTCGAAGGACAGTCGACTCGGACAACTTCTCACCAGCGATGATCTGGTTCGCTCGCGCCCATGCCACGGCTGTCCCGCCATCACGACCAGCATCACGCCACTCGATGGCGCGTTGCGCTTCTTCCTTCATGTCCTTCGACGGTATGAACTTCAGTCCGGCTTCGGATGCTTCGTCGAATGCCTTCGTCTCTTCGCGAACCGTGACAGGTAGCAGACCGAGGTGCTGGATAGAGTTGAGACCAACAGCCTGGAGTGCCGCTTCTGGCTCGAAGCCAGCACGAATCAAAGCGCCGGCAGCACCGACGAGTTTCGCTGTCTCGTCAGCTGTGCGTGCCGTTGAAACAGGCGCCGCATCAGGGACCAGGAGTTCCTGTCCGCCGATCTGCACAGGGACAGCCGTCGGATGGTAATAACCTTCGTCGTCGTCCGATGGCGTCACACCAGCGACACGCTTGGCTGTGGCGAGGTCAACGATGCCACTCTTGTATAGGCGCTCAGCACGCTCAGCGTCTTCATTGAGATCGGCTTGAAGTGCCGGAACATTACTCACGTCGAACTCAAGATAATCGCCTGGCTGAGTTTCTTCGTAGTCTGGAAGGAGTGCGATGGTGAGCGCTTCGGACATCTGGCGCATCAGCGGAATCATGCCGTCGGTCCATGCCGAGCGTGTTGCTTGCTCGAGGTTACTGTAGGTAGCACGCTCGAGACCGCTGCCGAGTTGTAGGACGAGAGGATTGAGTCCGAGAGCTGCACACACGCGCTCTTCCGGTTTGCGTCTGATTTCATCGAACGCCATCTCACTCGGTTTGTGCGAAACCTGCTCGACCTTGAATGGTCCAGTCATCACCAGGACGGAACCAGCGTTGTCGCCGGTGAAGTCCTGCTGTAGTTTGCGCTTTGTCTGACGTGCATCGTCTTCGGACAGGTCCTCGACGCCACCCTTGTAGTCTGGTCCGACCATGATGGAAGGCATTCCACCGTTTCGCACCATGCCGAACGCAGCTGATGCAGCCACATTGTCGGTTGCGATCTCACGAAGGACAGACGTGACAGGAGAGCGACCGAAGCGCGAGTCCTGCGGATCTCGACCGTATCGGATGTGAATCAAGTCCTCGAGCGCAATGTCGTACGACGTGCCATCGACGGTGTACTGATACTTGACGAGAGGATTGACCTTGTTACCGACTGGACGCATCATGTCAGCCGCTAGGTACTGTAGACCCACCACGCGACCACTGACGCGCACTTTTCTAAAGTACGCATTTCCGAGCAGTTGATAGTCTGGGAGCACCCACGACCAGACGAGCGATGGTGGAACATTCGGTGTCGGTTGCGCCAGGAGTTGAAGAATCGGATGGTCGGCGACTGTCTCGACCTGTCCATCAGGCATCGGTCTGCGGACCGCTGGAACACCTTGACTCCAGTTGCGGATGTACCAGTCCATACCAATCGCCACGATGCTGTTAAGCATCAGGTCGCCAGCCTGGTTCCTCCAGTTGAAACTTGAGCCTGGAAGGTTACGTGTCAGCAGGGACCAGAAGTCGCCGTTTCCTGTGCCAGTGAAGTAGGACGTCTGTCGCTGAATCAGCGGCGGCGGTAGCAGTGCGGATGGCGCAGCAGTGGCTTTGCCCATAAAGCGATCGAAGAGTCCCATGGTCTTATTGTGTCCTTATCATGACCTA